TAACTAAGTGGAATGCTGAGGTTGCAGTTGGTATGGAAGCTGATGACTACCTAGCTATCAATCAAACTAATGAATCTATTATCTGTACCATTGATAAGGACTTGAAGCAAGTGGTTGGTGAGCATTACAACTTTGTAAAGAAAGAGTTTTCAGTTGTTAATGAGTTACAAGGTTTACTTACCTTCTACTCTCAGTTTCTAATTGGGGATGCTTCAGATAACATCATTGGAGTAAAAGGTATTGGTCCTGTAGGTGCTGCTAAGTATTTACAACACCTTCCTACTGAAGTTGATATGTTTAATGCTGTACGTCTTGTCTACAAAGATGATGCACGTATGAGATTAAATGGTCAGCTCTTGTGGATGCTCCGTTCTTTAGATGATGATTGGGGTGTTAGGTTTGATAAGCTAAAGGATAACAATGAATGGATGGACTGATGGAAGGGTCAAGGGCTTTATTACTAGTGTTATTCGGGGTGGGTTTAGGCGTTGGCCTCCCAAGTTTAACGTTTTATCTGCAGCAAAGAAGGGAAAGAAAGTTAATACAGCAACAGGTAGAGTGGCTGAACACTATGAGTGCTTTGCGTGCAAAGAAGCGTTCCCAGCTAAGGAAGTGCAAGTCGACCACATAGAACCTGTAGTAGACCCGAAGGTAGGGTTTGTAGACTGGGATACATTTATCTCACGTCTATTCTGCGAAGCAGAGAATCTACAAGTCTTATGTAAACCATGTCATCTCTCTAAAACTAAACTAGAGAAAGACGAACGTAAACTAAAAGGAAAATAATATGACTAAATTAAAAGCAAAAGTAATGTGGGCTAACTTAAATCACTTAAACGAAATGTCTGGTAAGTACCAAGTAGACTTCTGTAACCTGTCTAAAGGTGCTGTTGATGCTCTAGCTAAAGAAGGTATCCGTGTCTTAGAGGGTAGTAAACCTGGTGAAGACAAGGGTAGTTACATCACTTGTAAGTCTATCTATCCTATTCAATCCTATTATGAGGATGGTTCTGAGGTAGCTCCTACTACTAAAGTATCTAATGGTTCTGAGGTAGAAGTAACTATCAACCCTTACACTTGGGAATTCAAAGGTAAGAGTGGTGTGAGTGCTTCAATTGTTAAACTGGTATTTACTAAGCTAGTTGAGTTCAAACATGAAGATGACGGTTCTAAGGCTATCTAATGATACATGCCTTCATACCAGATTTGCAAATCAAACCAGGTGTGGACCTATCTTACCTATCAAATATTGGTAGGTACTTAGCTCATAAGAAACCAGACCGTATCATTCTTATTGGGGATGTGGCAGACATGCCCTCCCTAAGTAGTTATGATGTGGGTAAAAAGAGTTTCGAAGGTAGGACATATAAGGCTGACGTTGAGAGTGTACATGAAGGTATGCGACTCTTGATGCAACCAATCTTTGAAGAACAACAGAAGCTAGTTAATGGGGGACGTAAGAGATGGAAGCCAGAACTCATACTTACTTTAGGCAATCATGAAGACCGAATTAATCGTGCTATTAATCTTGATAGGAAGCTTGACGGGCTCATTAGCATACGTGACTTGGGATATAGTAACTTCGGATGGCAAGTCTTTCCTTTCTTGGAGGTTGTGGTTAGAGACGGTATTGCCTACAGCCATTATTTTACTAGTGGTATCATGGGTCGCCCTGTTGGTACTGCAAGTATGCAGCTTAATAAAAAGCACATGTCTTGTGTAGCAGGTCATCAACAAGGTAGACAGATTGCCTATGGTAGACGTGCTGATGGTAAGGAGATGACTTCCATAATTGCAGGGAGTTGTTACCTTCACGATGAGAGTTATCTTGGGTCACAAGGCAACCAACATTGGCGTGGTATGTATATGTTCCACAACGTTGATGATGGCTCGTTCGATGAGATGGCTGTACCCTTAAGTTACATAATTGAAAACTATAGCTAGTGCTTGTGTTCATACTTATAATAACATTTGTAGTTATATTTATAAATAGGAAAACTTAATGGAGGACTTCATATTGAAACAACTATTATCTAATCATTCTATTTTAGAATGTGAAGGCTTTGGTAAAGAGTCTCAAAAAGCATGGGAGGAACATGAGGCTATTAAGAAAGACTTCTCTTGGCCTTATGAACCAAACTTAATCAAACCTATCTTACATAACAGGGCTGAAACTCCCGACGTAAGTAGGGCTATTGAAAAGCAAGTAGGGGGTGACCACTACAAGGGGTTTACCATTCAACCTGCTGAGTTCTGTCATGTAAATAATATACCTTACCTAGAAGCTACAGCTATTAAATACTTATGTAGGTGGAAGAAGAAGGGTGGGGTACAGGACCTTGACAAAGCTATTCACTTCATTGAGTTACTAAAGGAGTTCGAGAATGCCTCTAACGCTGGAAGAACTTAAAGAACTATTAATAGATAGAAAGAGTGAACAAGAGTTCATGGAACTACTTGACCTTGATATGACTGACTTGGTTCATGCCTTCTCAGACATTATCAATGATAACTTTGAGTGGTTAGAACAAGAGTTTACATTGGAGGATGAAGATGATTAATCTATTTGAAAAGTATACAACACCTCTGGTGTGTCTAGCTTCTTTCTTTGTGGGTGTGTATGCTTGTACAGCTTGGCATTCACTTGGAGAAGCTAAACAACTAAGAGACATTCAAGAGCAAGTAATTAAGCAAGCAACCATCAATCGTAAGGTAGTATCTGACCTACAAGATGTTAATGCTAAATCTGTTGTAGAGTATAACGAGTTAAAGGATAAACTAAATGCAACTAAAATTACTAATGTTCCTTGTAAGCTTACCATTCCTGCTATCAAGTTGTGGAATCAATCAAAAGGAGTTGAGAGCAAACTGCCCACAGATACCACAGGAGTTATTGAAACCCCCAGCACCTCCGATAGCATTGGGGACAATGCAACCCCTGCTGAAGGAGTAGGTATCAAGTTGGTGTTAGATAATGCTTTAGCTAATGATAAGATATGTAATGATATGAGGAGTCAAATTAATGGCATCATCAAATGGAACTCTGACACCTTTGGAAAGTAAACTAGAACTTGCTAACTATTTGTTAAGTACAATTGACTTAGCAGTTGAGAATGGTGATGAAGAGCTAGCTATTAGACTTGTAGCTGAGTTAGCTGTTTACTTAATTTCAATTGATAAGAAGTGTGTAGCGAAAGGATTATAATGGTAGCAGCAGTTAAGAAAGCTAAAGTAAAAGTAGAACAAAAGCAATGGGCTGTTCAACTAGGATGTGAAGTAGAGATTCTTACTAGAGGTCACTATCCTGATACATTTATAGTTAAACTTCCTGATGGAAATAAAACAGAAGTAGACTTAGCTTACTTAGCTAAGTTACATTAAGGAGTGTTATGACAATTGAACTTGCATTTATTCCAGGTTGTATGTTAGGTGTTGAACTTGTATCACAGGTGACGACACACTTTGTAGTAGTAGATTTATTTATCGTAAGACTTTTAATTATTATAGGAGAATAGTATGGACTTTACACAAGCAACAATTACTAAATTATCTAATGGTTATGTAGTAGCTTTACAAGGATATAGTGCTTTGGACAAACAACAGATTGGTGAACAGTATATTGCTAAAGATTTAGCTGAAGCAGTAGGTTTTATCTCTGGTGAGAAGAAATCGGTTGCTGCAATCGCTCTACAAAGCGTTAAAAAGAGTTAAGGTAAGCTAGGGTATCAGAAAGGGGGTAGCTCCCAGCTGGGCTACCTCCCTGTTCGTTCTAGAGCATTAGTGCTGAATTGTGAGTGTTACAACCCCATTAGACAACCCTTCAGAGAACTTTACATCAAATGCATCAAATGCAACCTTACTTCTTCCAATAAAATCCCCACCAGCCCAAGTCTCACCCAACAAGATACAACCTTCAGTATCTTTATCTGTATTACCAGAGTGAATACGAACACCCTCAAAGTTACATACATTAAGAATGTGTGGCATCATCTTACCAAACCTACTTGACATATCTTTAATTACTTTATATGTACCATATGGTATTGAAGTTTCACCTGCTACTTTAACTCCTGCATCTCTAGT